TGCTAAGAATATAATTTGTGATTCAACTGTTGTTCCATCCTGCAAGGGATATTTTATTAATCCACGCATTGGCTTTAGTGTAACCCTGCATATTTGCTCTGGAATCCATTGTCTGAATGTTGCTAGTGTTGTTGTCTCCAACATATCATATGTATTTCTTACAATAACCATCTTAGTCTTGCGTATACCATGATCATTTGGTTCTTGCTGTACTGCCATTTTGTGTAGTTCATTGATACAAGCAACACTTTTACCGTTACCAACACAACCAAGGAAACCACGAACGATTTTATTGCTGTTGTGGAAACGCTTGGCGGTTCTACTTACTTTATATGTTACTTGTTTTGTCACCTGATCATTTCACCATGTCTGGCTTCTTGCTCATCGCTCAAATGATTAACTGCACTATCAATATGCGTATGTGCCAAACGTAATTGTATGCTAACATCACGCAAGCTATTTATATCTGCACTGTCTATTGATTTGCTTAATAGCTTCTGAACTTTTAAAAGGTCTGCTTGTATGGATTTAATCATAATCATTCACATCATCATCTGGTGTAATTTCGCTTGCTCCAAAATCCATATTGAATGATATGCCTTCAACTTTCATATTCGTGTCATTCTTAGTTGTTTCATTCAAACCATCGTGAACGCTTAACCACCACTTTGAAGCTACAAACTGATGCTTGCCATTGTCTTTGTTTGCCATCTTATACATACTTTTTCGAACTGATATTGATGCTTTTAATTTGCCATCTTCATATGCTGCTTTTAATTCAGGATTTTTAAACATTGGTCTGCTGAAACCCAGATGGCTGCATATCTGTTCTTGTGTCAATCCAATTCCTGACAATGATTGAACTTGTGCTATTTCTGTTTCTGTGAATATTCGCTTAGTTCTTGACATTGGCTTCCTTCTCTGATGATTCATAATACAACCCAACAAAATCACCGAATCTAAAAAAATCTACAAACCCCTTATCTCTTAAATCATTAATATAAAATGGTCTTTGGATTCCTATCAAGCTAATTTCTTTTTTTAATATATCATTAGGATTTACATTTGATTCTATTTTGCTCGCTATTGTCATCTTAGATGCAATCATGCCTGTATAGCTATTATTTGGTACTACCTTGTCAACAATTATAAGAACACCGCCATATTTCAATCTTGATATTAATTTTTTTAATATATTATCTCTTTTGCTAATATCAATGAACATCAATGATAGCATACTGGTAATAACATCGTACTTTCCTAAATCAAATTCGCATATATCGCATATATCTATTTTTCCGATACCTTTGAAGTTATCTTTCATGTGTTTAGAATTATCTATAGATAACGCTTCAATATTCCTATCTTTTATTTCTTCTGAAAGTTTTGAAGTTATATTACCAGTCGAACAACCAACATCAAGCAACGAACTATTATAACCAAGATGCCCTTTCGCTATATAGCAAACAAAATCAGTGGCTAATTCATACCATGGTAATTGCTCCCTAACATGTCTATCAAAATTTAAAGAAACATCTTTATTGAACTTGAACGAATTAGGTATGTCCATAATTAAAGAACTCCTAATTTTATAAGGTTGTCGCCAACTTCTTTATACATTAAAGGTGCTACCATTCTTCCAACCCTTTCAACCTTCTGCGCCCAAGTCCCTGTTAAAATATAATCATCTGGAACGCTCATTATTCTTTTTAACTCGTTTACTGTAAAAGCTCTATTATCCCAATGACAGGCGTTCCTAGCTCCTATTTTTGAATTTGTGGCTGTAATACATTCACTGATTTTATTTTCTGAGGCCTTGCTCAGCGTAAATGCTTTTTCATGTATTTCACCTTTCCTAAGACTTTTAAGTAATGTAAGAACTTTGTATTTTGATAAATCTGTTTCTATTTTATCTTTATCAGTAAAAGATAGTCCCTTAAAAGCCTGTCCTAAAGTAATCTGATTCCTAAAAGGTTTTGGGTGTAATTTACCTTTCCATTCGGGCCTAAAAATATCCGACCTTACTCCTACAAATATAGCCCTATTCCTGGACTGTGGAACACCTAACCATTTTGCATTTAATATCTTGCATTCAACATGATAACCAGAAGATCTCATCTTTCTTAATATATCATTTAGATAACCTTTAGCTGATCCTTGGGCAATACCTGCCACATTTTCCGCTATAAATACCTTTGGCTGTATTCCATTTATCATTCTTATATATTCAAAGAATAAATCTTCAACATTGACCTGTGATGTGTCGCTATACTTCTTAGATTTATTCCAGCCTTTTTCTTTTTTACCAGCAATAGAAAAGGCAGAACACGGTGGGGAACCATCAAGTATATCTAAATCGCCTTTATTAATTCCAGCCTTATTCAGTACCATTTCTGGTGTTATCTTCCTTATATCTTCTGGCATTATAATAGTTTTTTCCCAATTAGCTTTATATGTTTTAATAGCTTCTGGAATAAATTCATTAACTAGCAATGACTTACCTCCGCACATCCTATAACCAGTGGAACTACCTCCACCACCAGCAAAGAAAGATATAAATTCAAACTTATGATTTCCATTATCTGTATTTTCTTTTAATTCTTTCACTGTAGGCAAAATATATCTAGTTATCATATTCAAAACCACACTTAGGACATGTATTTTTTAAATCTGAAATATCAACATCCTTAAAATCTTCTGGCGGTTCAACCTCGTTAGCATTATTGCTAATATTATCTAAAAGATCATCATCAAAACCTAGCAATGATAAATCAAAATCAAGATCATTTAATTCTTCAATCTCAAGTTTAAGCATGTCCATATCCCAACCTGCGTTTAATGCCAGTTGATTATCTGCAATGATATAAGCCTTCTTCTGTGCTTTAGATAAATGTCTTAAATCTATTGTTGGAACTTCTGTCTCACCCAATTCTTTTAATGCACTTATTCTTCCATGACCATATACAATGCTATTTCCATGTAAGCCAATTGGTGTACACATACCAAATTCAGCTATTGAAGATTTAATTTGTGTTATTTGCTCTTTGCTGTGCGTTCTGGAATTATTAATGTATGGTATTATTTCATCAATATTCTTGTATGTTATTACTAATTTAGACATATGATACTAACCATCCTTTATATGACTTCCTTTCACCTCTTGCCACTCTATGTACACTTTGTGCGTGAAAACCTTTGCTGACTATTTCAATGACACCATTCAATATATGAGTTATGCCACCCTTTGTCATTGATATTGTTTTTGTATTATGATGCGCTGATCCTGTTTTAATTAACCCTATTTTAACTGCATGTGATGAATTTTCTTTTGACGTAACCCACTCTAGGTTTTCAATATTGTTATTTTCTTTATTACCATCAATATGATTAATTTCTGGTTTATTTTCCATGTTAGGAATAAAACAATTAGCTATCAACCTATGAACTCTAAATTGCCCATTTTTTGATAAACCTTTCATAGTTACAAGCTTATAACCATCTTTGTCATAATACTGGGTTAATATTTTGGCTTGTACTGATCTCATAGAATTATTTTTACTCTTACAAAACCTTGGTAAAGAAATAATAATTCCACACCTGCTAACTGCAAATAAACTATTAATAACAGCCCATTCTTTTATGCTTGATGCTATTTGATTAACCTGATCATCACTATGTGTTCTTGAATTATTAACATAAGGAATCAAATCTTTAATGTCTAAAATAATATACTTATAATTGCTCATAAAATAACACCATAGCTGATCTTATCAACCTGTAAAATTATTTTATATTTTATATACGTATTGAAATTGAGATATAACTTTGAATAGGTATTAACCATTATGTCATCTTACTCTTATAAGTTCGATAGATAAATAAATAATAGTTTGTATCTGGTAATAAAGCAAGAAAGTTATGTAATGTATATATTATAAAATTGCAAATATAAGTAAAGCTTATCAATACTTGAAATATAATATATATTATTTACTGTATAAATGTTGATATATTGAAAACCATAAACTATAGTTTGTTTAGATTGAAAGTGGGGCTAGGGGGCTAAAGGCTAAGGTCTTGGTCAAGGTCATAATCAAAACCAAAACTTAAACACTACTACTTATAAATATTTCATAATACTTTCCTCTTTATTAGAAAAACCACGGTGTAATGATTTTAGGTATTTTAATATTTTCATCATGCCAACCTTTTCAGTAACAAAGAACTAGAAATTACATTAGTCTTTTTATCATCATAAGACTTTACAGATTTCAGGAAATTATTAACATCTTTCACCATGTCGCATCTATCACTATCTATCAGTTTTGAAGTCTTTTCTTTTAAGTTCATTATTCGCATTCCTTATTTTTAATTAATCAATATCAACAGTTACAAATTTACCATACTTGTTTTTAGCCTTTACAATAGCTTGATTCTTGCTAGTTGCAAATATGGACGGCAGCCTATCAGTACCAAGCCAAACTTGAAATCTAATTTCATTAGGTGTTTGGCAAGTTGAGCAGCCAGAACAGCCAGTCATTAAGCATTGGTGTTTGGTTTTAAATTTATTATTCATTACTTAACCCTTATTAGTTTTTTTTCAGCATTGTTAATAATAGTTACTATCTTT